GCAATTAAAAAATTAGCTAGAGCTATTAAGAGAAGTCGTGCAAATATTGCGTCTCGTAAAAAACCAATTGGAACTTTTATGTTTTTAGGTCCAACTGGAGTTGGAAAGACTGAATTGGCTAAAGCCTTAGCAAAAGAAATGTTTGACTCTGAAGAAAATATTATCAGAGTTGATATGAATGAATATGGAGAAAAATTTACAGCTTCTAAAATGATGGGAGCGCCTCCAGGCTATGTGGGATACGAAGAGGGTGGTCAATTAACTGAAAAAGTTCGTAGAAAACCCTATTCAGTAGTTTTATTAGACGAAATTGAAAAAGCTCATCCAGATATCTTTAATAATTTGCTCCAAATCTTAGATGAGGGTTATGCAGTTGATGGAAGAGGCCGAAAAATCAATTTTAGAAATACTGTGGTTATTATGACTTCAAATGTTGGAGTAAAAGACATGCAGGATCGCGGAGTTGGTATTGGATTTGCAACTGCCAACAATATTGAAAAGGAAAAGGCCCTGGCTAAGAGCATTTTAGATAAAGCTCTTAAAAATAAGTTCCAACCTGAGTTCTTGAATCGAGTAGATGATATTATTATCTTTGATTCACTAGAAAAAGCCGAAATTGGTCAAATTTTAGAAATTGAACTTAAAGATTTGCTTGCACGATCACTAGAAAATGGTTACACATTTGAATTAGATCAACCTGCTAAAGATTTTATTATTGAACACGGCTATGATGAGAAATATGGAGCACGTCCAATTAAACGAATGGTTCAAAATCACGTTGAGGACCTTCTAGCTGAACTTTGGATTGATGCTAAGCTAAAAGATAACGGTCATGTCAATATTACTATCTCAGAAGACGGTAATGGACTAAAAGAGTCAAGTATAGAGGACCGATCTAGATAAATAACCCTGAAATAACTAGTTAAAATGGGAAAATTTTCTAATAAAGACTTACCTGCTTTCCTAAAGAAGCCAAATTACTACTCAGAGGACGAACAGTTTGATAATGAAACTGGTCGTAACCCTCAGGTTACAGAAGAGTGCGAAACTTGTGATCAAGAACCAGCTATCGCTGAAAATAAAGTTCTAAGATTTACGCAATTCGTAAATGAAAAGAAAAAATATAATCCAAAGTACGATAAGGACGGAGACGGTGACAATGACTTTGAAGATTATAAAGCATTTAAAACTGACGCTATTAAAAAGAAAGATGCTTATGAATATGGTGCAACCTCAAACTGCTGCGGTGCTTCAGTTATGATGGGCGATATTTGCTCTGATTGTGGAGAACACTGTGAAGCTGAATATTGGGATGAAGAAGGAGATGGAGAAAATCCAGAAGAATTTGGTTCGTCTAACTCATATAATGAAGGTCATACTTGCCATGATGGAAGTAAGTCTATGTTATCTGAAGCTGCACACCACTTAATTGAATCTATATGTGAATCAACTTGTTCAGATGCTTCAATGTATGAAGCAGATTCAGATCCAGAACATCAATTTGAAGGCTATATTAATGAAGCCTGTGCTTATATGGAAAAGTGTATGTACGAAATGGTGGATGACGGTATGACAATTAATGAAGGCTGGAATAACGAATCTGCATGCTATGAATCAACTTGCGAAATGATTAAAGAAGTTTGTGAAAAACTTTGTAGCGAAGCATTAGAAATCCATAATGATCAAACTCCAATCGAATACAATGAATACGTTGCAGAAGCAATCGGTTGTTATAGAAACGGTTTAATGGAAATGGAAAATGCTGATGTAAATGAGTCAGATAACTCAAAAACACCTGAACAAATTGCAGCAATCGTTGCAAATTGGACTAGTCAAAATCAAGATAAATTATTATCACTATCCGTTGAAGATCAGGCAGCTGACATGGGTATTACTCCAGAAGAATATCAACTCGTTACATTGAATAACTGGCTAAATAAATAACAAAAAATAGTAGGCCAGTGCAAAGAGTAAACGAAATGGCATTTTCTAGAGATAACTCAATTATCATATTTGATTTAGATGACACACTAGTTGTCACTAATGCAAAGATCCTAGTTAAGGATGCACTTACTGGTGAAACCTTTGATCTTACTCCACAGGAGTTTAATGAATATGAAAAGGAACCACATCACGAAGTAGACTATAATCAATTTAATGATGCTAATATTTTAAAGGCTGGAAGATTAGTAGAATGGGTACTTAATATATTACGTTCTGCCTATGAATCTGGGACTGCTGTCGGCATTATTACAGCTAGAGATAATAAGAAACTAGTCAGAGAATTTCTATTGTCCCATGGGATTGATATTCACCCAAAATTAATCTATGCGGTTAGCGATCCAGAATTTGGATTTGAAGGAACTATTGCAGAAAAGAAAAAAGAAGCCTTCCGAAAACTAATCACTAAAGGGTTTAGACACTTTACTTTTTATGACGATGATCGTAAAAACCTAGAACTTGCAAAGAGTCTAGAGGATGAGTTTGAAGAAATTACAATGAAGACTAGAAAAATTGGTCGTACTCAAGTTCCAAAATTAGATATCAGAACAGTTGGAATCTTTAGTGGTAAATTTAAGCCACCTCATGCTGGTCACTATGAAGCAATTGCAAAAATTGCAGAGGAAAACGATGAGGTTCATGTTTTTATTTCAAAAACTGAAATGGCTGGTATTAGCGGTAAGACTGCAATGGAAGTTTTAGAATATTATCTAGAAGATTTTGATAACGTTGAACTCCACCTAGCGGATGTTACCCCAGTTAGAAGTGGATATGAATTTGTTGAGGCGCTTGGTAAAACCCAATATGCTCCAAATACAGTGGTTAATCTTTATGCAACAGATAAAGACATGCCTAGATGGGCTGCCATGGAAAAGTGGAGAGGCAGTATCTCTAAAATTAACCGAATTGAAACAGCTCGTCCTGAATTTGGAGGAAATACTGGTTCAGACGGAGACGAGGATGGTGTTTCTGGAACTTTAATGAGAGAGTTTTGGTTAGCTCAAGATTTCAATAGTTTTTCACAGGGGATCCCTGAAGGAAAGGATCCCAAAAAGGTTTGGATGATATTAGGCGGAAAGATTGAAGAGGACCTGCTAACCCCAGAATTACTCAGAGACCGTACTAAAAGCAATCCAGATATGGATGATTTGCCGCCAGAACGAGCTCCACAGAGAGTCAGTGGAACATTAAAGATACCTGCACAATGGGGCATGTATAAAGGTGGAAGACAAGAACTTGGAGCAAATCCAGGTTCTGGAACAAGCCGTATAAAAACTTTTTCGGACTATATTTCCGATAAATAACAAAAAGAATCTATCAAAAATGGTTAAATCATTCCAAAACTATTTTAGCGTTAACGAAGATGCTGCAACTGAATTGGTTACATTAAATCAACAAGAGGCTGAAGCAATGAAAGTTGTTAATGATGCTCAAATTAAATTAACTGCAATCAGAGAAAAAATCAAAGCTACTACTGCTAAACAAGCAGAAGAGCAAAAGTTAGCTGCTGCGCAAGCGCCAACTGTATAATTAAAATAACGCAAATCGCGTGACTAGACAAGAATTAATATCAGATATTATTGATGAAGTAACATTCTCGGGATCCCTTCCATATCAACTTCCAACAAAGGAAGTTGAAAGGGTTATTAAAAATGCCGAGGTGTTTTTTTATGATAATTGGCAGTATGCTCTAGATAAAGCGTATTTGCAAATTCCAGTTGATGTTTTTTCAGCTGGCCAATTTAAAGATAGTCGTACTATTACTTTACCAGATTGCGTACAATTTGTACATAAAGCCGTTGAACCAACTGGGGCATCTGTTTTTTCAACAATGGATAGAGACTTTGGTGAAAATAAATTTGTTGGATCTGAGATGTACTTAACTCCATTTGTTGGAGAATCCTTAATGTATAGAACAGTAATGTTTTCATTCTTAGATTTAACTAGAGCATTTTTGTTAGATACAATTGCATACGACTATAATAAAAACACTAAACAGTTAACTGTTCTTGGAAGAACTCCAAAAAGAGGAGCTGTTTTGGAAGTTGCAAAAAAGATCGATTCTTCAAATCTGTACGAGGATGAAATGTTCCAAAGATATTGTAGAGCAAAATCTAAACAAAGACTTGGCGAAATGATTACAACATTTGATTATGTTTTGCCAGGAGATGTTAAAATAAATTATACCAACTTAGTAACAAAGGCTGATGCTGAAATGACTGCTGTTATGGAAGCAATTAAAGGCGAAAACTCTGCAGGTTGGATGTATACAATGAGATTCTAATATGCCAATAGATTTTTACATAAGAAGTATAGATGAACCCAATTATAGCGAAGAGACTTTATTAGAAACAGAGGATCTTGCACTAATTATTGCTCAAATTAAAATGGTTCTATTAACCAAAAATGATTCAGTTTTGGGAGAAAATCGATTTGGAATTGACGAAGAAACTTATCTATTCGATTTTAGTGATAGTTTTAGTACAACTAAAATTCACGATGACATTGTTTCTCAATTAAAACTATATTGTACTTTATTACAAAACCGCGACTGGAACGTAGAGGTACTAAAAGTTAACGACGGAATTGATCAATTTAGAGATTCAATTCACGTCGTTATATCTATCGACAAATCTATCAGATTTGTTATTGCTTATCAATAAATTATAAAGCTCCTGGGGCTCCTAATTCGCTAGCTGTTTCTTTACCAGCAGCGGCTTCACCACCTGCGCCTCCTTCTGGGGCAGAACCTGCTTCTGGTGCTGCTCCGGCTGCTGCCGCTTCTCCAGCTTCACCCTCTCCAGTTGGAGTTTGATTCATATAATCTTTATTCTTTTGGAGATCCTCATCGCTCATTCTTAAATACTCTTTAACCAAGTATTCAGTAGAGAAGTATGGCTTACCTTCATCATCAACAACTCCTTTAAGGGCATTAAGTGTAGCAAGACGCTTATTAAGTAAATCTTGTTGTTTGATTTCTTCAAATACGTTATCATCATGCCAGTTAATACCGACTGCGTTTTTAAAACGGTAATCATCTTTTAGATCTTTAAAATCAAGACACATTTGAAGATATAGAGGCTTAGTCAATAATTCTTTAAACGCTGAACGAAGACGAGTTACAAATTTATTATAACGAATTTCTTCACGACGAATACCTTCAGCATTCATTGTATATTGACCTGCGCCATTTGCAGAATCCCATCTTGAATAAGGAATCTTAGAGTCCATCTTTAACTTTTCTTTGAAATAGTTAAGAAGCTCTGATCCTGACATATTAGGACCTGCGTATTCCAATGGAGCAATTTCAATTGCTTGGTTTTGATCGTTTACCGGTAAAATATAATTCTTATAGAATAATAAGTTAGGGCGGCCGTCTACTTGGATTTCTCCAGTATTAGTATCAAAGAAAATATCTTCCTTTAATTGGTTTGCAAATTCACGAACATCTTCCTTTGCTTTGTTTAGCGACTTACTTCCAATTGGAACTTTAGTAGTTAAACGAATAGGAGCATTCATTGTGTGCCAAATAACTTTAGAGTGCTCAATAACACGCATTAAATTAAATGATCTAACCATTCGCTCAACAAAAGAAATACGTTTAGTTCTAAAATGGTTTGAATATGATAAGTAAAGAACTTGGGAATCGGTAAGGGTTCTTACTTTAGATTCTCCGGCAACTTTTTGGGCCCATTCTAAAAAGATCTTTCCAGCTGCGTCCTTTTTAATTTGAGGATATAGAGTAGATGGATCGACTTCTTTAAATCCAATAATTTCTCTTGGGTTTTGTAAATCATCATAAAGAATCTCAAATGCCAAATGTCCTTCAATTAACCACTGATAAAAATACTGCCATGCTGAAATTCCTTCATTGAAACCCCATGCATTGTAGATTCTTTCAAAATTTTCGTTATATTTTTCAATAACTTTTTCTTGATACTTAAGACGCTGCTCTTTATTTTTTCCTTTATAGAGCATTTCTCCAACTAGGTCATTTGGATATGCAAAACGGTTATCTTCATCAAATACAATAACGTCATCGGTAATTGACTCGATTACAAATTCAATTTCACCATTTGATGCAAGATCTCTTAGTCTTTCTCTTTTTGTTGCGTAATCTAATTGAAAGAATGCAATAGCTTTAGTTCTAAGAGCAGATGTTGTATCTGATATTGCCATTGTAGCTCTAGCTAAAGAATCAGTTTGTCCACCAGGTAGAGACTCGGCTTAAATCTGATAGTCTTGATTTAAGTCCTCCTAAGCCGATATTGTCTAGAAATCCTGCCATAATTATGCGTTAAATTGTGATATTACTGAGTCCATGCTTAAAGATCGTGTCTGGATTCCATCGAAAATATTGGTTTGAGCAATTCTGGGTACCAGATGGAATGGAATAAGCGTTGGGTTTGTAATATTTGCTTTTTGATATTTATTTACTGCGTAACGGACGTTAAATTTACCTCCACTCGCATTTTGAAAAAGGTCAGATAGGGCAAATGGATTTGCGTTAAATCCAATAAGCGGAGTATATTCAGGAAGCTGGTATAGCTTTCGAGTATCTCCTATGAACTCTCCCTTGTCTGTATATGATTTACTTATAATATTATTAAAGACCTGCCAGAGTATGTTCAGGATAACTTGGGTAGACCCTACGGGCATTACTTTAAGGTTTAATATGGTAACATCAGTTTGTCCATTAGCTAAACAGATTCCAATTGGACGCTGATCATAATATGGTCTTTTAATTGGGTATTTAGCCATTTCTCTTGCATCAAGATATTGATCTGCAGTTGGAATTTGTTGGTCGTCAACTGGTTGTGCAAAAAATGTATAAACATGACCTGGAATAAAAATAGATTCCGGTAATGGCTGAATGTCGCTAAAGAATGGATCGTCTAATCTTTCTCCGCTATTTCTAAAATTGTCTATTTGGGCACTAAATGTTGGCTTGATCATCTTTATATTCTACAAACTTTTAAATAAGAAGTTTTCGGTAATAATCCCGAATCTAATTCCTTTTTGCGCAGCATAGTCCCTAGCTGCCTCAAATTTGGCCTGATTCATAACAAACTGCTTTGCAGCATAGACATAACTTGCAGTTTGTTTATCAGTCATTCTCTTTGGTTTGGTTGGAGGCGAAACATATTTGTTTGGCTTAATCTCGATTAACCAATTTTCCTCAGTATTATTAGGACCAACCAACTTAACAAAGAAATCAATGTAATAGATATGACCACGTTTGTCCATTGGATTGTAATATGGAATTCCAAATGGTTCAGATGAATATTTAAGAACTGATGGACTTGAATCTAACCATTTCAAAAACTTATATTCCCAACTCGATCTGTAAATAATTTGAGTAGGATCTCCCATATATCGATCTGGCTGCTGCGGTCTAAAATAACCTTGCTTTACAGATCCACCAATTCTAGGTTTAAGAAATGTTTTAATATTCTTTTTTTGATTAGGGTCTTTCATATTAATATTTATAGATAGACAATATCATATACAGAATTACTAAAGTGCTTACCTATTAAGTCCTGAAATTTTGAAATTGTAAAGGCCGGATCCTGTCGATTTAGAAATAAGAAAAGATCGTTAATATCTTTAATTTTTGATAGCTTAATAATTTGAGTAGGAAATTTCTTTTTTAATTCTGCAATTAAACTATTCCATAAAAATACAGAATAACCATCTTTAATAAAGGCTAGCATTGAGTCCTTTCCTGCTTTATCACGGTCAAATATAATTTTAATATCAACAGCACCCATTGCTTTTAGGATTGATTTGGCTTTGGAAACACCAGAAGTAGC